GGAGATGCGCCTAGCTGCATCGTTTCCTGATGTGCTGGTGGAACGCTACTGCAATCAGAACGGGATCGAGTTTTCGGAGTTCATGCAGAACCCGGTTCACGTCAAGCGCATGTGCGCCGACCCCGACTTGTCGGGCTTCCGCATCTGGACGGGCAGGGTCTGAGCGATGGCGCTGACCACTTACGCGGAGCTGCAGGCATCGGTCGCGGCATGGCTGCACCGCAGCGACATGACGGCACTGATCCCCGACTTCATCACGTTGGCAGAGTCGCGCATGAATGGCGACCTCGAAGCTCGCTCGATGGAAACCCGCGTCACGCTGACGTGCGTTCCCGGCACGACGCTCGCGGCCCGGTACGTGGCGCTTCCGACCGACATGCTGGAGATGCGCCGGCTGTCATTGGTGGATTCAGACCCAGCGACGGTGCTTGAGTACAAGTCGCCGGATCAACTGATCGCTGACAACCGCTACCTGCTGGCGGCCTCAAAGCCTGCGTGCTTCACGATCATCGGCGCGAACATTGAGTTATCGCCCCCGCCCGATTCAGCCTATCCGCTCGAACTGATCTATCAGCAGAAAATTCCCGCGCTGTCGGTCAGCAACACAACGAACTGGCTTCTGACAGCGTTCCCGGACATCTACCTCTACGGAACCTTGCTGTCGGCATCCCCGTTCACGCAAGACGATGAGCGCTTGGCCGTGTACGAGCGCAAGTATCAGGAATCGGTCAAGACGATCAACTCGATTGATTGGTATTCAGGTTCAACGATGCGGGTGCGTGCGCGATGAGCGTTACAACCGTTCCGGCCGCGGGGCAGTATGGAGTCATCTATGACGCACTGCCGCAGGAATTGCCTGTCAACGCATGGAGCAGCGTTCAAAACATCCGCTTCCGCGATGGCTGTGCCGAACGGTTCCGAGGATCGGCGCAAGTGTTCACGTCGCCATCGGTCACGCCGTATTTCCTGACGCCGTATCGCGCGCTGAACTCGAAATTCTGGATTCATGCCGGCATCGCCCGCGTCTATTGCGACGATGGCGCGACCCGCACCGACCTGACTCCCACCACGCCTTACACCGGGGCCGTGGACGACCGATGGACGGGCGGCAGCGCGCAGGGGGTGATGGTTATCAACAACGGCGTAGACCAGCCGCAGTATTGGGGCGGAAACGTCGCCAACGACTTCGCCAATCTGACCGGATGGAATGCCAACTGGCGCTGCGCTTCGTTGCGCCCGTTCAAAAACTACCTTGTCGCGCTTGACGTGACCAAGACTGGCACGCGCTACGGCTCGATGGTCAAGTGGTCGGCCGCGGCAAACCCCGGCACCCTACCGGCGAGCTGGGACGAAACCGACGCCACCAAAGACGCGGGCGAACAGGACTTGGCAGAGACAACCGATCTATTGGTCGATCAGTTGCAGATGGGTGACGTAAACGTCATCTACAAAGAGCGCTCCATGTACGGCATGCAGTACATCGGCGCGCCATTCATCTGGCGTTTCTATCGACTGCCCGGCGACGTGGGGATGCTGGCGCGAGGTTGCGCTGCCAACACACCGAAAGGCCATGTCGTACTGACTGCGGGTGACGTGATCGTTCACAGTGGGCAGGGGCCGCAGAGCATCGTCAACGCCCGCACTCGAAAGTGGTTGTTCAACAGCATTGACACGACGAACTTCGCACGCTCATTCGTGACGGCGAACTATTCGACCAACGAGGCATGGATTTGCTTCCCTGAGAACGGGCAGGCGACATGCACGCTGGCCCTTGTGTGGAACTGGCAAGACGATACATTGGGCGTGCGGCAGTTGTCCAGCGTCACCTATGGCGCAGCGGGGCAAGTGATTTCGAGCGCCACGGCGACATGGGCCAGTGATACGGACACTTGGCAGAACGATGTCTCGACGTGGAACAACGACGGCTTCGGCGCGACAGAAACCCGGCTGCTGACATGCAACACCACGCCGGGCATATGGATCATGGAAAGCGGCTCGCAGTTCAACGGCGTCAACCCGACGTGCATTCTTGAGCGCACCGGCATGGCCTTTGATGCGCCTGATGTTGTCAAGACGATCAAGTCGATCACGCCACGCATTGAGGCGGTTGCAGGCACGGTGCTGACCTTCGAGCTGGGGGCGTCGATGGATGCCGAAGTAGCGCCGACATGGGGCGCTCCCGTCACCTACACCGTGGGCACGACACGCAAGGTCGATGCCTTTGCAACCGGTCGGTTTCTGGCGATTCGGATCACTTCGACAAGCTCGGCACTTTGGCGGCTGAAGTCGTTCGATGCTGACGTGCAGGCACACGGGCGGTATTGATGTACACGCCATCTGACGTTCCCGTCGATACGGCGCAGGTCGGCGACTTCTTGCGCCGTGAGTTGCTGTCGATTGCGCAGAGCTTCCAAGCGCAAGCGCCGTTCCTGTTGCTGAAGACGCTTTACGTGGCGCCAGCCAAACCGCGCGAGGGCTTGATTGTCCTTGCCGATGGCACGTCATGGAACCCCGGTGCGGGCGCCGGTTTCTACGGTTATCGCGGTGCCGCGTGGCACCTGCTGGGGTAAGCATGGACACGAACTTTTGGTATGACCCGTCGAAGGTCGCCGCAGCTACGGCAGCGCAAGGGGTCGGCACCAACGGCTCGATGCTGTCAGGCCAAAACCTGATGAGCATCCTGAACACGCTGCAAGGTGCGAAAGCCTACTCCAGCGACAACGGCGGCATGACGCCAATGACCAGCGGCTACAAGGTCGGCAACGACATGCTGGACGGCGGCATTGAGGCCCTTCTCGGACGCGCAGGCGACAAAGGGGTCCAGCCTGTCATGCTGCCGGACACCTGGAACCCAACCGGTTCTGGCGAGAGCTACGACGCCGGGTACACGCCGGGTGGAATCGATCAGGCCGCCACGGCGAAGGCGGCGGAAGAGTACCGGAAGATGCTGCTCACGCGCGCCGGACTCGACCCGAACAAGCAGTACGCCTACGCGAACCGGGCGTTCGACACGCCGGGCGGAAACGGCGGCAAGGACAAGGCAACGATCCTGTACGAGATCGGCGCCAACGGGTCTGCAAAGCCGGTTTCGGCGCATAACCAATACGATGGTTCGTGGTGGACTGACATTGGCCGAGATTTTGCTAAATCTGCTGCATCGATGGCCCTTGGCGCGTATGGCGCAGGGTCAGCAATCTCAGCGGCAGGGCTTGGCAGTGCTGGCACGTCGGCGGCGCAGATGGGGGCCGAGATTTCCGCGGAAAACGGCGGGTATGCGTCTTCCATTGGTGCCGGGGGAGGCGGGGGAGGCGGTAGCGGCGGCCTGCTTGGCAGTGCCGGCACTGGTGGGCTCACAGCCGAACAACTTGCATACACAGCGGTTGAAAATGCCGCCGCAAATGCTGGTGGTTTAGGGAACTACACGGCGGCGCAGATGGCGGCCGGGGCTGGGTCAACTACGCCCGGACTGATGGATGGCGTCAAGAGTACATGGAACGGTCTTTCTCCGACACAACAGTCTATGTTGACTAAAGGTGCGACTGGGGCGGCCATGTCTGCGGCGACAGGCGGCAACCCCGTGACGGGGGCAGTCAGTGGGGCGGTTGGGGCGGGAGTTGGCGGGTTGCTTGACAGTCCCGCAGCAGGGCAGATAGCGGGCGGGCTTGTTGGGGCCGCCATCGGCAGTCAAACAGGATCGGGGGGAGCTTTGAGCGGACTAAATTCAGCAACCAGCACGGCGCAAAACACCATTGACCCGCGGATGTCGAAGTACCTCTACGGTGCTGACGGCAGCGGCGGGCTGTTGGCACAAGTGGCAGCGTTGCAAGCGCAACAGGCGCAAAACGGCGGCCTGAATGCAACACAGCATCAAGGCATCGACATGCAAAAGGCCGCGCTTCTCAGCCCCGGCTACACGCAAGGGCTTGACCAGATGCGCAGCGCAGGAAGCGGTCTGCTGGGTGGGCCGATGGCCGGAAACCCATTCACCAGCGGGCAGGCGAGCCTGAACCCCGCGCAGCCGGCGCAACAGCCTATGCAAGTCGCACCGCAAGCGCAAGTTCCGGGCTGGCAGCCGATGCAAACCCAGCTTAATCAACAACGACCGCAGATGACCGGGCTACTCGGCAATCTGCGGCCTTACGGGAACTGAAATGGCGACGAACCCTTACGACGCAAACCTCGGCATGGGCGGCGCACCCAGCAATCCCTATTTGGGCGCGCAGGCCGGCGCGATTGCCAACACCGCGACCCGTAACTTGCAAAACAATATCCTGCCCGGCATCGACTCCGGTGCAATGGCAGCGGGTGGCTACGGCGGTTCGCGGCAGGGCATCGCGCAGGCGAACGCCATCGGGCAGACGAATCAGGACATCAGCAACGCCACGGCGAACCTGTACGGCAACGCCTACGGGCAAGACCTGCAATACAACCTCGGCCTGGGCAGCCTGGCGAACAACGCGCAAGCGACGCAAAACAACTTCTACACCCAGCAGCGCGGGCTCGATCAGTCCGGCTTGCAGCTTGGCGCGAACCTGACGAACAGCGCAAACGCCGGCTATGTCGGGCAGGGCTCGGCATTGCAAGGGTTGGGCACGACCGAACAGCAGGCGCCGTGGCAGTCGCTGCAAAACGCCGGCAACGTCTACAGCCAATTCAGCGGCCTGGGTGGCACACAGACGCAGACCCAAAACGGCAGCGCGTTAGGCGCTATCTCGGGGCTCGGGTTGGCCGGCGCGCAACTGATCGGCAACCTTGGGCTGGGCAGCGGGTCGTCGAGCACCACGAACCCGTATGCGCTGGCATCCACATACGATCCGAGCGGGCAGTATCAAAACCTGCCCGATTACTTGCGCGTTCCGGTAAGGGGCTGACATGGGACTCTTAGGCGATGGATGGGACGATCCAAAATCGATGGCGACGCTGCAACTGGCCGCGGGTCTACTCAGTCCGGGTAGCTTTGGGCAGGGGCTAGGCCGGGGGTTGGCGGGGTATCAGGGGGCGATGGCGAACAGCCAAGACATGCAAGTCAAGGCGCAACAGATGGAGGCCGCAAAACAGCAGCTTGCCATGCAGCAAC